TGCTGGCCAATAAATGGGAAGATCGTAAAAAGTACATCAGTCAACCTTTTTATGTTCAACCCAAACTTGATGGTGTCCGTCTTTTGGTATCTAAGGATGGAGGTATCTCGAGGACTGGTAAAGTTGTACCCGGAACCGAAATTCTCGGTAAGGGTCTTGAGGAAGGTCAATATGTCGACGGTGAAGCGTTCGACCCCAATCTCAACTTTGAGGAACTCACGAGCACTTTCAAGACTGACCCCTTGAAGCTCAAGTTCCATGTGTTCGATTTCTTTGATTTGAAGAAGCTTGACATGACCTTTGAGGAACGTTGGGAAAAGGTCAAGTCTCTCAAGAACTCCCACTATGAATATGTGGAGACGACGCTTGTCATGTTGCGGGAGCACGTTCCGATGGTCCATAAGAAGCACGTCGAGGAGGGTCACGAGGGTACGATGATTCGAGAAGCGTCGAGTGTGTATGAAGTGGGACAGCGAAGCAACTACCTTCTCAAGTTCAAGGATTTTCAGACAGAGGAGTATCCCATCGTGGATGTTAAGGAGGGTACAGGGCGCGAAAAGGGTACCGCCATCTGGGTGTGTAAAGTGGGAGAACAGCACTTTTCTGCGAGACCTGAAGGCACCCTCGAAGTGCGTAAAAAATTCCTCGAAGAGAAGGATAAGTATATCGGGAAACGATTGACGGTTCGTTTTCAGAATCTCACCGCCTTGGGTGTACCGAGATTTCCCATTGGTGTAGTAGTTAGAGATTACGAGTAATAGTAAGGTAAACAAATGAACAGTAAAATCGCCATCGATGTAGATGAAGTCCTTGTACATTTATTAAAACCTATGGCTAAAAGGAGAGGGGTGAAATTACCCGAAAACAAAAAATACAAGTACCTTTATAGAGAAGTTTTTAATTGCACAGAAGAAGAATCACAGGTAATACTTCGTGATTTTTACATGTCAGAAGACTTTCGAAATTTGAAACCCATTGAGGGTTCCCAACTCGCTATGAATAACTTGAATATGATCTTTGATAAAATGTATATCGTTACGGGTCGTCAAGAAATCGTCAGGGAACCTACTGAAATATGGATTGAACATTTCTTCCCGGGTGTTTTTGATGATGTCATTCTCACAAATAGTTTTACTCCTCATGAGGTGAAAAAGTCTGATATCTGTCGAGCACTCAATATAGGTCTTATCATCGACGACAATAAGGGTATATGTGACCAATGTATCGAGGCGGGTACAGATGCACTAAACTTTGTAGGTGATGAGATTTACCCATGGTGTGAAGAGAGTGAAATCAGTATAAAAGGGTGGAACATACAAGATGTATAATGTCTCTCGGTCTCATCGGTCTCGGCTCCATTGGTGGAAATCTCGCCCTAAACATCCAGAAGTCTCATGAACTCAACGTGTGTAATCGTTCGCCCGAAAAGGTGAAGGCGGTTGTTAAGAAGTCTTCTCACGTGAAGGGCTACGAAAATGTTGAAGATATGGTTTCTGATATGAAGGAGCCTCGCACGATCATCACAGCTCTCCCACATGGGGAGACGACGGATACCATGGTGAAGAAACTGAGCTCGGTAATGACCAAGGGTGACACTATCGTGGATTGTTCGAACGAATTTTACCGAACCTCGAGGAATCGGGGTGCGTTCTGTCAATCCAAGGGAATCGGGTACCTCGGTACAGGTCTCTCTGGTGGTGCTGAGGGTGCTCGTCTAGGTCCCGCACTCATGATTGGTGGACCCTTGAAGACATTTGAGGAACACGAAGACCTCTTCAAGTCTTTTGCTAAGAGTTACGCCTACATGGGTGAAGACTACGGAGTCGGTCACTTTACCAAGATGGTACACAACGGTGTAGAGTACGGGATGCTACAGGGTATCGCTGACGTATACGCCTTCTGTAATCAGGATGGGTACTACATGGGACAGGTTCTCAAGCGAATCGAAAACACTGACATTTATGGCTACCTCACCAAGTCGGCTATGGATGTACTTCATGAATATGATTTCAACAGGATTGCGGATATCGGACACATGAATAACACGGGTCTATGGTGTTCGGAGATTGGCATGGAATATCATATTCCCACACCCACGATTAACTCGGCGGTGAATACACGTTTCACGAGTCGTACGGTTAAGGCGGTTAATACAGCCAATCATAAAAATTGTGCCATCGATTTTACAGTCGCTGTGGACGCACTTCGTTTTGTGTTCGCGACATCCCTCCTCGAGGGCTACGACCTCATGGAGACTCGGCACGTGTCTAATGAGAGTATCAAGCAGGCATGGTCTTCTGGTACGATCATCGAGTGTCCCATGATTGGCGAGGATTACCGCACCATCATCGAACAGACGGCTGAAAATGCACGGGTCATGGTGATGTATTGTGTTGCAGCGGGTATTCCGTGTCCCGCTGTACAGGCTGCACTTTCTCAGTATGATTTCATTCATGAAAAGTCAACCTCTATGAAGTTTATCATGGCACAGCGTAACTATTTCGGTCAACACGAGATGATGGAGGCGTGATCCCATAGGTAGTCCACCTCCTTTTCTTTTAGGAACATGTTTCTGTTACCATTTTTGATTTCCCTGAGTACGCTTTCGTATGCGCAGCCACCCATATCAAGTTCCCATTTATCATTGTCATTCGTGAGTATGTATTTGTCACCGGGAACCATCTTGGCTAGGTCTGCTTCTAATTCAATACCCTTATATGTCATTCTAATTTTGCATTCTGTAGGCGCTGTACCCTTGTACTCTATGTTTCTCGCAATTTGAATTATTTCTGGTTCGACTGAAGCCAATTCTTTTAAGATTTCTTCACGATTTCTAAACGTATGTTTCGCGATAATTGTCGCAAACAATAGGACACAATGACTTTGATACATGTCCCCCACTATACCCACAGTATCAAAGTAATTAATCCTTTCATTCATGTCACCACTCTCATGTAACTTGATTTTGATGGACTCGAGTTTCGTTGGAGTCTGGATATGCTGCAAGACATCTTTACCGAGATAGTGATCGTTGTACACCACCTTCAGATTGTTCTCATCAATGAAGTCTTTGATTCTCTCAAAGTCATACTTGGAGTGACCATGGGGTTTCTCAAGGATGTACGTCGCATCGACAAGACCCAGATAGGGTTCCACGTTTTCACAAAAGTTGTGTGTAGGGATGGACATATACGCCACGACGTTGGGGACACCTCTCAGGTGTTCCAAGTTCGCCACTTGCTGTCTAGAAATGGGAGTGTGAGGGCAATCCAATTTCTTGAGAGCTGGAATGATACGGGTTCTGGCCAGATGTCCCCTGGCACCGAACACGAGGCAGTGATTCATCTGTTACTTTTTCCTGACATTAAAATAATGTTCGCTCTCCTCTGCAAACCCATCGCTGTTCCGACACCCAGTGGAAACGCCGTCCTTCGTACCAAAGATTGTCGTATAGCGTACGTGAAGCCGTCTCAAGTTCAAGAAGGTGTCTATGAACTTGAGATACTTGAAGCACCCCCAGTAAACGTTAGCGAGTCAGATTAATTAGGACACCCGACTTTGGTTTCATAAAAATAACTTCATCACACTCCCCACCCTTCATGACCATCTGTGCCTCACCACACGTGGTTCCAGGCTGTTTGTGACGGTCACAGGCAATTCGGGTTCTCTCCGTAATGTCCAACCTCTGACTGTACCCGATGAACGTTCTGTCGACAATACCATCCTTGTCGAGAGCTTCGACTGTCGCTTTCCATGAATACTTCCCAAAATCCCAATACTTCGTATCATCTACGGGTGGAGGTGGAGCATCCAACGCAGAAGAACGAGCAGGACGCTTCTTCCGCGAAGCTGAGACAAGGGGTGCAAACAAAAACTTAACAACAGTTGCCATTACTGTTCTTAGGTTTTGTATTTTTAAGTTTCTTAAAAAAAATAGGACCCTAAATAAGTTATGGAACCTCGGGGAATTATCTATAAGATTTTGGGTCCGTCAGGTAAATCGTATATAGGTAAGACTATCCAATCCTTAAAAACGAGGATTAGACAACACAGAGATTCAAGAAGTTACTGTCGCACCCTGTCTCAAGCCATCCAAGAGCACGGATGGGAGAACTTTAAAGTTTCTACGATTTGGGAAGGCAATGCTTCTAAACTTGGTGAAATGGAGAGAAAACTCATTAGTGAACACCAAACAATGGAACCCGATGGATATAACATACGCGAAGGTGGTGGGAGAAGTGAAAGAGTCTCTGATACATCAAGAAAACTCATGATTGAAAAACAAAGAGAAATCAGCAAACGGAGGGGTGGATTACTTGGTGTACTTATTCCAAATGGGCATGGAAAAGTAACATCATGGTCTGTTAGTATTCCGAAAAATGGTAAACGACATAGAGTTGGACCCTTTAAAACAAAAGAAGAAGCTATCAACGCTCAGAAAAAGTTTTCAGAAAACCCAGACGAGTTTGAGTTACCTGGACTAAAGAGAGTTGGAAATGGTAAGGGTAGTGGTATATATTATCGAAAAGATCGCGATATATGGCAAGTTTTACCGCGAATAGATGGTAAAAACGTATATGTAGGTTCATTCGGTACATTGGAAGAAGCTCATGAAGCCCTTACTAAATTTAAAGAAAGTGAGAAGACGATTTTGGAATAAGGAAAACTCATTCTAAAAACGCTTCCACGTGGAATTGAACCACGGTACTCGAGTTAACAGCTCGAAGTCTTAACCACTAGACGATAGAAGCCTAGTCTGTAAAATACAGACTAAAGGTGCGCTATTGATATACGGCGCTAAGTCCCCTCTATCCGAATCGAACGAATGACAAATGGAACTACAGTCCACTGCTCTACCAACTGAGCTAAGAGGGGAAAAGAGCTCCCACGTGGATTCGAACCACGGGTGGTGGATTCAAAGTCCACAGTGTTTGACCAACTACACTATAGGAGCCTCGGATATATTATTATTAGTTGGCTCTTCTTTAAGTCCGTTTATGAACTTCATACACGTGAGTGAGACGGAGAAAAGACCAGCAGATGTGTTGGCGACAATCATCGGAACGACGTTGAAGTACACAGAATATACCAGACCAAGGGAACTCGCCAACATGTTGAGGTTCAAGAATGCATAATTTATCGCATGTGTATCTTTGGTTCGGTACACGTGAACGACTTGGGGTACAAACATAATCGATATGAGTATCGAACTTGTTAGACCGATGCCATTGATGACACTCTCCATTACGTAAGACTATTTTCTAATGTTTAAGTAGGTATGAAGATCATTATCGCGGTGATCATATTGATTACTCTACTCATGTTCGTTCTTTTACGAAGAAGGTGGGTTGGAATGTATGACTATAAATGTTTTTTGTTAACAGTCAAAGATCAAAAGGAAAGACAGGAACGTTTCTTTAAAAGTCATAGAGATGATATTCCAATTGAAGTCATATATGGTGCGGATACACGTAAAATTAAAGTCGCTCGGGAATTTGAAGAACGTGTAGATCCGGATTATTTTGAAAAAGCGGTCGAGATGCACTACGATTCAAGCGTCAAGCGTCCAGACATTACGTACTTTAACCTGGGGGCTATCGGGTGTTTCTTTGGACACATGGATTTTTACAAGAGGTGTTTCAATCAGGGTCTTAAGTATGCCGTGATATTTGAAGACAATGTCATCATAAAGTCGGATGAACTTTACAATCAGATTCAGAATGTCATAGATGAAAAGGGGGATGATTTTGAAATGTGCTTCTTCCACTGCCTTTCGAGACTTCCAGATGAGAAAGAAGGTACACTCGAAAAAGTCAAGTGGATTTCGAGTACCAAGTGTTATCTCATCAACGTCAATAACATGCGAAAGTATCAAAAATATTTCCTCCCCATGGATAACCACATCGACATGAAACATGAGGACTTGATCGAAAGGGGTGCCCGTATTTATTATAAGGATTTACGAGAATATATGCTCATCGATAGAAGTCACAGGAGTATGATCAATCATAACGAGCATGGAAGTCCAGAATTCTTTTCACGACATAATCCATCGGCGACTCCAAGTGACCTCAGGTGGGGGTACTGATGTAAACAGGTCTTTCTGTACGAATGATACCCAAACCTATATTCAGGAGTCTTTTCGCCCACCGAGACTTGACGATAACTTCGGAGTGATCGATGTATTTCCGTGAATTTGGGCGGTGTTTATCAAGGACTCCTTTCATGGAAAGGATGCGACCGAGTGAAACTTTCTTACATTCCGTGACATCTATAACGAATTTCACAGGTTTTCTATATGTCCACGCGTGTTCAAAAAAGGAATCTAATAATTCAGGGGTTGTCGTATCCTTCACTTTGATCTTGTATTCCATGACCATTTTTATAAACATAGACAATAATGTTTATAAAAATGTTCCAAACGGGGCTCGAACCCGTGACTTTGGCGTTATAAGCACCACACTCTAACCAACTGAGTTATTGGAACAAAGGTGCAACTCGACCACTTGACTAGTCGTTGTGTATAACACATATTACTTACAGGTCTAAACTTTAAGTATGTAGTCGT